GTTGAATCTAACACTAAAGTTCCATTATTGTGCGTAAAAGTTCCTTCACCACCAAATGCCATACTCGGTGTTCCTCCAATAGTTGCTCCATCTGTAATAGTAGTAGTTCCGCTTGTTGCGACATGAGTTCCTCCACTTGCTATTGTAAGACTTCCAAAAGTATGTGCGCCCGATTCATCAACATTACCCAATGTTCCTCCGCTTGATATTAGAACATCTCCTGTTACTGTAACATTTACATCATAAGCTGTATCTAATATTCCTGCCGTTACAGTTACATCTCCTTCTATGGTTGAATGAGTAACTATCCTTACTCTTGCGTCTGCATGATTAACTATAAGATTATTAATATTGCCAGTATTTAATAAATCTACCAAGGTTGTTGTTGGCGTTGTAATAGTTACGGTTCCACTATTATGTGTAAATGTTCCATCGTGATTTAATGCATAACCACTTCCATCTTCACTTGTTATTGTAGTTACTCCGCTTGTTGCACTGTACGTTCCTCCACCGTTAATTGTAAGACTTCCAAATGACATTGCACCCGAACCTGAATTGCCTCCTAATGTTCCTGTTACACTTACATCTCCTGTTACTGTAAGTGTGTTTCCAGCAGAATAAGGTTGGAAGGTTCCTGCCGTTATGGTAAGGTCATTATCTATTGTTGTATTGCCGTCCCATTGATTAATATTACCACTGGCATTAATAATCAGATTGTAAAGATTTCCAGATCCATTTAAGTCCATCTTTGTTGTTGCTGCGGTTGTTACTGTAACCGTTCCATTATTATGTGTAAAAGTGCCATCGTGATTTATTGCAAAACCACTTCCATCTTCACTTGTTATTGTAGTAGTACCGCTTGTTGCACTGTAAGTTCCAGCAGATTCTATTGTAAGACTTCCCATACTAATTGCTGAAGCATTACCAGTAAGTGTTCCTGTTACACTTACATCTCCTATTGCTGCAAGGCCCCTACTTGTTGAACCATCTAACGTAGTTAAAGTCGCATTAGAATTTATTGTTAAATGATTAACATTCAAAGTATCTTCTAATTTATATGTAACCGATGAACTTGGATTTAAAGTAAGTGAACAAGTATTTTCTTGAAGTGCAATCCCTTTTGCATCTGGAGTTGTAACCGTAAAAAGAGTTGTTCCATCAACAGTTCCATCCATTAAATTTATAATCAAATCATCTGATGCTTTATATTTATTAATTGTATTTGTTCCTGCAAGACTTACCCCTCTGTTTCCAGTGCCTGTAGCACTAATAGAACCCATCGTAACTGTAGAATCAGCATCTCCATTGATGTAACCTGCCGTTCCTAAAATTACACCTCCTGCCGTTGCACCTGAATTAAAACTGGCCGTAGAACCATTAAGATTTAAAGTTCCAGATAAAGTTGTAGTTCCTGTTACTGTAAGGTTTCTACTTGTTGAACCATCACTATCTAACGTGGTCAGTGTTCCTGCGGATATTGTAAGGTTTCCAGTTATTGTAGTATCACCTTCTAATTGAAAAGTAGCACCACCATTAAACTGCACGTTTCTTAATTCAGTTGAAGCTGCTAAATGTTGTATGCCTTGTAACTTTGTGGTTCCACTCCCCAATGTAAATATTAAAGTTCCAGTTCCACCTACAAAAGTAAGTGTGTTACTTCCTACATCTATTGCTCTACCACTACCATTTTCACCATCAATCGTAAGGTCGTGGTTATTCATACTGAAATTAGAAGAGGCTGCCAATTCCAATGAATTAATAGTTGTATCGCCATCTAATATACAGTTGTTTATTGAACTGCAATCTGGAATAACAACATCGTCATCCGCAGTTGGAACTCTATCTGTTACGCCAGTAGTTGTCCAATTAGCAGCAGTCCCCCAATCTGTAGATGATGAACCATCCCATGTGTTTACTGCCATGGGACAACCTCACTTACTGAGACTATATTAGAGTATATAGGATTCGACATCCACTACACTTGCTCCGCATAAACGTAGCAGGTTAGATCTGCTCCATTTCCCGTTGCTCTTATGCAAAGATGCCTGATCGGTGTAGTTGATATTGCCTTTAATGCACTACTGCTCGTTCCAACAGAAATGTCATCTCCAATTTGTGTCCAATCAGAACCGCCTTCTGTGCCTGGACTGTCTTTTAGACTTCCATATACTTTAGCAACTCCTACTACCGAACCATCTCCATTGAATATCTGAACTGAATATCTGTTAAAGAGCTGACAGTTAAATTTCTCTAAAACCGTAGTTTCAGAACCACCTACTGCCGTCTCTGTATTGTAAAACAGATTTGCGTTTCTACCAGTGTCAAGTCTTTGCTGTGAACGTACTACTGTCGCTGCCATTAGTCAGCCCTCTCTTTCTTGGCTTTCTTCAAACCTTTCTTGGGCTTCTTCTTAAGTGCTTTATCTACTTTTTCTTGGATCGTTGCTTTTTTGGACTTAGGAGGTCGGCCCCTACGTTTAGGAGACTTGACGTGAGTCTTAATCCCTCCACCAATGTCCTTTGCATTAACTCCGTCTTCGACTTTAAAGTGCTTAGAGGTTTCGAACTGCCGAAGGAGGTGTTTATCCTCAACTTCGACAGTATCTCCTGGGTTCCAACGGAGGACGTTGCCCGCCCGAGTGCGAAGAATGCGATACTTGTTCCCAATATTGGTAATTTTGACCATTTAATTAGCCTCGTTACCAATCTATTGATCCAAGTCTCTAATGCTTCCTTGTGTTGCGAACTTGTAACAGATTAATTCACCAGCAGTTATGAAGGCATATTCTCTGGAAAGGTTTTGCCTAATTGCTAAGTTGGTGTTGTCTACGTATGTTGTTGGAGCTGCTACTCTGAATGCCAAGTTGTCCATATCTAACAAGAGTATTCTTGCAGTTGCATCAGATTCAGAAGCAACGTGTTGTGATAGGAAAATTGGTATTCCATCGTATGCACCGACACGGGAATCAAAGTTCAAACCAGCTTCGCCTGTAACACCATTCATGTTACCTGCGCCAGTTGGTGCTAAGTCATATCTGAAAGCTGCGTTAGATGAAGCTCTCATTAATGCTTTCAAATCTTGATATGTGTCATATCCAGTTAATAGAATCAAACTGTTGTAGTTTACACCATTTTCTAATGCTGATTGAATTGCATCATCCAACATTGCTAAGGTTAATGCTGTTGGTGTATCACTGTTGTGACCTGTGTGTGCATCTGCCCAAGCAGTTGTTGCTGATTTGTCCAAGTCGTAAATGTCAGCGTCACTTCTGTTAGAACAGAGTGCGTTTGCTGCTGCATCAGACATAGTTACACGATCTAAAGATTCAAAGTTATTAGATGCTGGAGTGTCAGTATCTGCACAAAGCATTTGGTCAATGTAGTAAGCGTGAACTTCTCCATTTTCTTTTCTCATAAATGATGCTAAGTTTCCAAGACCATCGTCTGCTTCAGATAATAATTCAGCTTTAGAAGTCATTTCCCATGGAGTTACTACTTCTTTCAAAGTTGCAGTTACTTCAGTCAAATCAATGTGGTCGGTTTCAGGGAATGCCCCGCCTTCTGCAACACCAGCAGTTGTTGTACCTCTTGCTGTCATTACTCTCCAACCTGATTGTAACCAGGGTTCTTTCTTCAAAAGTTTAAAAACTTCTGACTTAGTATTTAGCTGATTGTAAACTTTAGCCCCGAACATGGTGTTAAACCCACCAGCTGGGTCTGTAGTTTCAATAGGGTCATCAGCTTTACTAATACCGTATCTCTTGGCTATGCCAAGTGTTCCGCCATAGTAGGCGTTTACATATTCTTCCATACTCATTGCCATATTTAGTTTCCTCCAATCATTTCTTCAAGTTCATCCCATGATTTTGAAACATTGTTCCAATCAAAAGACTCTACTTTAGGAGCTTCAGTTGTTGGAGCTGGTGTTTTCTTAGCTCCAGTGTAAACGGATATTCCGTATTTCTTTAATGATTTCATAACAACATCTAAAGAAGGCTCGATCTCAGATTCAGATTTTTCTGCTTCTTCCTCTTCCTCTTCTTCTTCTTTTTCTTCTTCAGGTGCCATTTCGTCAAGCTTAGCTCGCAATGCTTTCATTTCTTCTGCAAGCCCTTCTAATGTTAATTCTTCAGGTTCGTCCTCTTTGACTTCCTCTTCTTCAACGACATCAGGTAGCTCTTCAGGGTCAATAACTTCTACTGCGACCTCTTCGGATTTAACTTCAGGTTCTTCTACGACTTCAGTTTCCTCCGCTTTTTCTGTGTTGCATTCGCAACCGTCATCCTTCTTGGTCATAACTGCTATTTTATTACTTTCATTTATAAAGTTAAGTCCATTGTCGGCTTTAGCCATTGCAACCTCAGTTACCTTAGCTTCTACGTTAGCTGGATTGTCGCCAACCCAGGAAACAGACCATAATCCTAAATCGTTAATTTTGTTAAAACAAGTATCTGCACCTTCTGGACAAACCATGTCCTGCGATAGTGTTTCACCCCTGATACTACTTGCTCCTTTTGTTCCAAAATCTTTGATCTCATCCCAAACTTTGTTGTGCATTTCTAATTGATTATGGATTCCATACTTTACTTTTATTTTATCATCTTGTATCTTGTAAGCTAATGGTAATCCTATTGGTATCTCTTCATGTTGATAAGAATAGACTCCGTATTTCATATAGAAATCCATTGACTCTTCTAATACATTGGTGGGGATCAAATCATTTTGTTTATCTATAATTGGAGCATTGATATAAGTCTCCATAACTCTATCATTATACCATTCCTTTCGATAGACTTTCCAGCCTTCAGAATCAGTGTCCATGTTAGTAGTTTGTATTACTACTATTTATTTGTGACGGTTATGTCGGCTTAACTCCTTTTCAAAATCATATCTGATTCTTTTAACTACTCTTTCTGCTTCCATCATTCCCCAAAACTCCTTCATAGTTCTATCAGTATCAAAGTCAGTATAACTTAGACCTTCTTTCCTTATTTTGGTTTCGACTTCCTCTAAGACGTTTATTATTGCTTCTATTTCTTTTTTGCTTTTACTCATTTATCGATCCTCCATGTTATGTTTTCTTCATTTACTTTTACTTTAGTGTTTTGACATCTGTATCCACCCATGTATCTTTTACTTGAGTGAGTTGTTGGAACTCCATCTTTGTCTGGGCCTCTCATAGTAGGTGTCCATACTTCTTTACCTGTAAATTTACTTAAGGTTTCAAT